CGCAGCAGATTCTTCTGCACTTTGCCGAGCGCATTCCGCGGCAATTCATCTACGATGATGATGCGTTGATCGAGTGGATGGTGTCGTGTTCGGCTAGGCTGACTGACAGATGTAGCTTCACCTGTTTCTTCATCTACATCTGGCCTGTTAAACTCTAGCAACTTGTGAATAGTCTGTGCTGGATAGCCAGTAGCTTCACGTATGCGGCGAGCAGCTTTGCCGGTGGGAGCGGCGATGGTGAAGTTGCCACCGCCAGCGTGTTGTGAGAGTATGTCACAGGTGTTCTTGATGATTGTTGTCTTGCCTGTGCCAGCTTCACCTGTTACTGCCACTAGGCGCTTTGTGTAGTCCGTGCACATGTCAACTGCACGTTGTTGTTCAACGTCCAAAGCTAAGTCCATCGTATGTCCTTTCAGCGCTAGGTTTCGCGCTTATTAATATAGACAGCGCCGCATATGCGTAGGGGATACTCTACTACACGCGGCGCTGCCCCACACTCGTTAGCTAGGTGTTTGCGGGTCTAGCCGACTTGTGTAGCTCCGTCTTGTTCGCCACGCTTAGTAGAGATGACCTCATGCTTAACACGAGTGAGGCCCATGTCCGCATAATCAGGTGTGTCCATGAACTCGATGACCTTACGTGCATCAGTGATGATGCGGTCAACCTTCAGCTTGGCACCCTGAATGGGATTGCCAGCTTCATCGACAACCTTGAGGAAGAAGTGGAAGGTGCGCTTCTGAGGTGCGCGGTTTGCTGGCTTCTTGCCAGCGGTATTACGGACAGGTGCTACTGCCATTGTTGCAAATTCCTCTTGTAAGAGTTACTAGGGTGTGCTAGGTGGCGACATTGCCACCTAGCTTTGTCGTTATACACTGTAGAAGTTAGAGAGGCAATACCTGTCCAACTTCCGCGCGTGGGTTTTTTTCCAGATCGAGGCCCATACGGATACGAGCACGAGCCTCGCGTCCGACAAAGTCGTTAGGGTCGATACTGTTAGACATGGGAACACCGAATGCTTTACAAGTGTTCTTCATGCGCCAACGGTCTGCAGGAATGTCACGGCTGACAACGTTGAGAGTGAATGTCAACTCATCAACACCATCACCGGGATCAAAGTCTGCAGGGAACTCACTACGCGGCACTTGTAGTGTCAATGTCAGCATCGGATTGCCAGATGATGCTGCCATCTTATCAACTGCTGCAGTGCAGATTGCCTTGTACTCGCCAGCAGGTAGCTGCGGAGGTGGTTCTGCATCTGCAATGTTCTGACTGAAGTTTAGTATGCCCATATATGGCTCCTTGGTTTGAGCGGCACTCTAGTTATACACACTATTAGAGAGCTAACAAGCCGCTACAGCTAGCTCAGTGTGTATTGGGTAAGCACTATAAGTAGTGGGTGTCACTTTGGCACTGGTAACTTAGCGTAGTTGTTGGCGGTGTATGTCTGCCACCATTCAGCTATCGTCGGACCTTTGCCAGTGTTAGAGTTGTAGCGCCACTCGAAGTTCGTAGCACTTGTCATGTCGAACATGCGAGATTTCATAGGTGAGCGAAAGCGCTCAGGTCGAATAGCAATGTAGCGTTTGCCAGCATGGTCACGAAGGTTCCACACCTCACTAATGTCTTTGCTAGTGATGTTCGGCAGTTGCCCACCGAGCAACATCGACACGCTAATGATCGCACCATCGTCGTTTCTGTCAGCGTCCTTCTCATGCGTAATGAAGATCACGTGTTTGTTCAATGCACTTGTGATGCGGAGAACATTGGAGATGAGCGACGACACGCAGATGTTACGCAAGCCATAGCCTTGCAAGCCGGGAGCCTCGATGCTGGACTTAGGCGCGACACGTACAGCGTACTGCAACGCATGTTCGCTGAACTTGGTGAGGCTATCGACAATCAAGGTGTCAAAGTCACCGAGCATGTTATACAGTGTATAAGGGTCAGGCTTCATGCCTTCCTTGACAATATCGACGCTACTCTCCTTAGTAAGATTGATGCGCTGCCAGTCAGGCATGTTGCGAATACTCATGTCACCATCAGGATCGAGCAGCAGGAATAGTTTGCGACCGGGGGCAGTTGCAGCAAGTGTGGTCTTGCCACTGCCAGCATCGCCCCACAGTATCATGCTGATGCGGGCTGGTACATCTGTAGGCTTCTCAATCTTTAGTTCCACTACCATCTCCCATTGTTATACATAGTATAGCACATGCAGGATTACATGCAACTACTGCTATATTAGATTGTCTTGTTCCAACGGCGACCAGCGTTCTTGCTTCATCTCATTGTCGAAGATGTGCTTGCGCTGTTCACGTGTCTCAGTGCACAGTGGTATGAGTGAGCAGCTACGGAAGTAGCGATTGCAGGAGTGAGTGTACATCGGTGCGTTGGTAGGATCGCTCTCGTACTTGTCTATCAACTCTAGTGTGTGTTCTACCCACAGCATCCACTCGTAGATGGCTTCATCAGTGCGGCTAGTTGGGTAGCGCATGATGCCATCGGTGTAGCTAGATGCTTTAGGCACTGGTATCTGTAGTCCCCACATGACGACGTTGCGGATTGGTATGTCGAGTACACATGACATAGCTATGCAGTAGCCGGTTACTTGGTGACTGGTGTCGAAGCTACTCGACCATACAGTGTCTATGCGACTGCCTGTCTTATTCTCATGCACCTCAGGCGTCTTGTCGCTAGGACGTAGTGTGTCTAAACATACAGCGTCGATGCGACCTACTAGACGGATGACAGGTTTGTTGTCGTCGCTGTAGAGAGTTAGGTCGAACGGCACTTCAACGCCGATGTGTGTAGCGTCGTCGTTGCAGATAGGAATGAAGCGGCCTAGTGGGTAGCGTTGGATATAAGAGATAGCTGCACTCTCAAGGTTAGCCTGTGTGCGACGAGTGTCACGTGGATCGTCACTGTAGCCACTGGTTTCCAACAGCGAGAGTGCCATCTGCATACAGCGCGTTTCACTGTCTTCGCCAGTGTCGAAGTAGCGCATGGCTTGCTGCCAACGCTCAGGGTACATGTCGTTAGTGAGTAGTCGCACTGCGTAGGCGTTGATGTTGTTACGCAGTTCAGGTTTAGCAGTTAGCAGGTCGAATAGGCGAGCACAAGCGAACACATCATGCATAGCACGGCCAGCTTCAAGTGGTAGTACACGCTCGACACCACTAGGCAAGTGCTTGCCGTGCCAGTTGTGAATTAGCCCCCACCTCGGACATACGTTCACAGCAGACAATGTAGAGTAGTCTACCCAAGGCAGCGTCTTGTCAGTTGTTGGTTTTATCAACATCAGTTTGCCTCCTGTTAACGTCTGCATTCATCTTCGACAATTCGTCAATGATGCACTTCAACACCAACAACTCATCAGAGACAGCGAAGCGTGAAGTTTTGCTTAGGTCGCTGTGCACGCGACGGAGTACTAATTCGAGGCGTTCTAGGTCTGTCATTCGTCTGCCTCATAGTTGTCAGCGAAGTACTGAGCACTTACTAGCCACAAGTCAGTGTGATCTTTAGGATTGCGAGCTATCCAGTCACCAACTTTAGGTGAGCCATTCTTCTTATCGGGTGCTGATATGCTAACACCATCTAAGTTCTCACCGAACACGTATGGACGCAGTTCTATGCGTGACTTGCGCTTGTATACTTTGAAGCCATCACTCATGTTCCTCTCCCCTTCGGAAGTCTCGTTGCATCTTAGCGAAGTCGTCTTTCAGCTTAGCACCTACAGTAGATATGTCAGACACGATGTTAGCCATCACATCGACTGTCTTCACCACGCCAGCTAGCTCTTGACGTAGTAGTTCATTATCCTCACTCAGCCTTTCTACGGCTTTAATCAAGCCACGTTCTACTCCGTGTTCTTTCACAAGCAGACGCACATCACGTGCTCTCTGTACATAGTTCACCACATTAACCTCCTACAAGTTGAAAGCGCAGTTAGGATTAGTCACAGCCACATCGCGTACTAGCTGATCGGGCTGGTAGTCTATATACACTGTAGAAGCTATCGCGTTGCTGACTAACAGCTTACGTGCACCTACCCAATACTGCACACGACGACCAGCGAAGCGGAATTGAATTAGACCAGCACGTTCGTTGACTGCAAGATGACGCACGAATGGGCCTTTAAGTGCTGCAGCTATTAGAGGCTGCAGCAATAGGTCAATACGTGCACGCTTGGTGGTTTGTTGTTTGAAGCGGAGGCGAGCTAGTCTAGCCTTTGCTTCCGTTGTCGGTGGTGATCTTGACATTATCTGCGACCCTTGTAATGTCTGTATCGGTGTGTTGGAGAGTAAGTGCACGCACATCGTATACAAGTTCTTCGAGCTTATCGAGCGCCTTGGTGGTGCGTTCAAGTTGTTTCTCCAACTGATCTATCTTGCGTTCTAGCTTGACCTTGGCAGCTATTGAAGTTGCTTGAGACTTAGCAGCTTTAGCTGCTTTGAGTACTTCAACCACGCGCATGCGACGTTCGCGTAGCTGCTGTAGGAACATGTCTTGCTCTAGGTCAGACATGTTCATGAATGACTTAGGATTGATAGCTTCATCAACACTAGCGCCACTGCTACTTGCGCCAACGCCAACGCCAGCCACAGGCTTGTTGACCTGAGGCTGGCGCAGCTTGACGACTTTGCCGTTGTCGTCATTGGACATGTGTATTACCCCGCAACGGGAGTGACAGAGATTACTAACGCTGGCGTAGACTTCTTTGTTACTTTGGCGATTGCTTCGTCTAGCACATCAACGCTTATTCCCATTCTTACTAGCTCTGTTCGTAGCTCATCAACGTCGCAACGTGTAGCAGGACGATTGGCATTCAGGTTCAACACCCAATCACTGCCGTAGAGCATGATAGTTGACTTCATCATGCTCTCACTAGCACGATTACGCACATCATTGATCTTGTCTTCGTGCGCTGCAGCTATAGAACGCTTAGCAGCTTCGTAGCGCTTCTCAGCATGTGTGCGGAGTAGGTTAGCAGTCAAGAACTCAGCAGCTACTTGGTCCACTGCATCTTGAGTAGTCTTCGGTGCTAGGAATGTGTTTATACATTGTATAGCACGTGCTTCGAGTGGTAGTTCTTTCTTCTCAGGACTAGTCATCTTTACGTTCCTTTTCTTCGCCATGTGTTGTAGCTCCTTGTTGACTATCACTTATTATAGCAGATTTAGGATCAGATGCAAGTCGTTGATTTCTTAACTCTGCCAATCTACGCTTGCGCGCGTTGGCATAAGCATCACCCCACGGCCAGTCAATGTGCCTGTAGATCACACGCATACGGATTTTGCGCACCACGCTTTCGTCTAGTGATAGATTGTAGCCTTGTTTCATCATTGCACATACGTCAGTAGCAGTGCAACCGACCTCTAGTGCTTGCATGATGCGACGGATTTGGTAGTGCTTCAGACCTACACGTTCGCGCTGTAGCATGTCGTCTACGTTGTCAGCTTGTGAGCCTATCAACATGTGATATGGGTTGCAGCACCACGAATTGTCGCACACATGGCGGACAACTTCCCGCTCCTGCAGCTTATACCCTGTATAAAGCTCGTAGACTACGCGGTAGACGTAGTAATGACGCTTGTCGATACATACACGCGGGCGTACTTCGCCACGTGTGCCTGTGCCGTGAGCGCCGAGCCATTCCCAACACACATCTTTGTCACCATTGTGCATGTTGATGCGACGGAATACGTCATAGCTCTCACTACGCTCACGGTGGTGGCGCAGTTGCTTGGTGCGTTTGCCAACAGTTCTACCAGCAGCAGCCGCAGCACGTTGATCTTTAACGTGCTGCGGCACTTTGTCTTTAGTCATCGTCTACTCCACAAGCAGCTAGGAAACGCCTGTAGTCGAACTTAGTGTTTGTCCGCTTGAAGCTGTTGGCGAAGTGATGAGCAGTGCTTCGACGCCAGCTATCAGGTTGCATCTCTCTGATAGTAGCAGCTACCACA